CGCCCGCGCTGGCGCAGCTCGCTCTCCCAGTCGAGTCCCTGCTTGGCGAACTCGGCCGCCAGCGTCGTCGTGTTGCTCGCCAGCCGCGTCGCCTGGGCGTTCGCTTCTTTGGCCGGATCGACGTGCTCGAACCCGTCCCAGAACCACTGGTGCGGGAACTCGGCGTCGCGCGTCCGCAGCGACTGCGGCAGGTAGCCCTCGATCAACACCGCCTCGTTCAACCACGCGCTGAGCACGCGGTCGAGCACGACGTCGCCCAGGTAGGCCTGGTCGATGCGGATCTTCTTGAAGAACGCCTGGTGATCGAGCCGGCCGGACGCGTAGTTCATCTCGGCCGAGTTGCCCAGCGCCACGTTGAGCGGGATTTCCAGGCAGCGGGCGATCTCGTTGATGATCTCGTGCTTGAAGTCGCCGTAGACCGTCGTCGGCTGCTCGGCCCGGACCTGATTGATCTTCCAGCCGTACGGCATCGTCAGCCACGTGCCGCGGTCCATCTCGATCGTGTCCATCGGCTCGACGTTCGAGGCCTCGGCGTCGGCGGGCGCGTCGGTGTAGATCACTCCCGACGGCAGCGCGGCCTGCTCGGCCGCCCCGAGCACGGCCAGCGTGTATCGCCGCAGCATGGCGAACAGCGGCAGCGCCGGCGTGATCTCTGGGATGCCGCGGCTCTGGCCGGGCCGCTCGGCGCGGAACAGATGGATGACAGACTCGACCGGCATGACGTCGAAATCGGTGCCGCCGTTGCGGAACGCCGTGTTGTCGCCCGGGTGCCGGCGGAGGATCGTGTAAGCGACCGCGTTGCCGAACTCGTCGAAGACGATGCCGTCGACCACTGTGGCGCGGGCATCCTGCCCGCGAGCCCGTTGCTCGGGCCAGGGCGACGCGACCTGGTCGGCCTCGATCAGCCGCAGGTCGAGCTGCACGGGCGCGGCGATCCGCGGGTTGCTGGTCAGCAGACCGAAGCACTCGCCGCTCTCGCACTGACCGACGCGCATCGTGCGGAGCTTGTGGGCCAGGCCGATCGCCTTCGCCCAGCGCGAAAACTCCTTCTCGACGATGCGGTTCGCTTCGGGGTCGTCGGTGAGCATCTGGAGCCGCGGGCCGGTACCAACCACGTAGTTCGCCAGCGTCGCGACGATGCCCTTGGCGTAGCTATTGTTGGCGACCTCGTAGCGCGCCCGGCTGCGCAGGATGCGGCGCACGTCGACGTTGGCCGCGGCGTTCGCCGACAGGTGGTCCGCGTTGGCCCAGTGTCTGCGGTTCTCGTGCGTGGTCTGGGCGGCGTCGTACTTGCCGCGCACGACGGCGAAGCGCGGCCGGAGAATGCGCGTTCCGCCATCACGACGAGAACCGTCGCTGGCGGCTTTCCGCGAACCGAGCTGTCGCAGCCACTTCAGCACGTCACACCGCTCCGGGCGGGACCACCTTCGTCATCCGCACGCCGAGGCCCTTCTTCGCGGCCTCCTTCGAGGCCAGGTAGCGGTCGGCCTCGATCTGCTCGGGCAGCGGATGCTGCTCAACGCTCCCGGCGTCGCCCTGCGCCTTCTTCGGGCCCTGAGCGTTCTCGCGGATGTTCTGTTCCAGGTCTTCCGCCATCGCGTCACCGTTCTATTCGCGTCACGAATCCGCCGGTCACGCCGTGCAGCCAGCGCGCCCACGCGATCAGCCACCACGCCCACCACGGCCGACGGCGCGTGGTGAGCGTGATGATGCTGGAGGGGCCGTTACTCACGGACATGGTCCGCCACGCGCGCCAGGATCGAGTACGGCCGGCCCGGCTCGGCGATCACGAACTCGCGCGTCACCGGCTCGCCCTCGACCAGGTCGAGCTCGAACACCTGCGCGCCGTTGAACTGGAGCGCGGCGTCGAAGTCGTTCCGGTAGAGCTCGGCCGTCGCGGCGTCGGCCTGGATCACGACGGCCTGGCCGAACGTCAGGCCGGACAGCGGCGAGCCGTCGGCGTCGGTCGTGGGCGGCGTGAGCGTGAACTCGCCAGCATGATTGGAAACCTGCTGAGCCGAGAGGCCGGGCGCGCCGGGGGCCTGAATGTCCATCGTGTCGAGCGTCGCAATCGTGACCGGGCCGAACGACATCCTGTTCTCCTCGTGTTTGCGTACCGACTGGCGCAGCGACCACCGCGGCGCCGAATTGCGGGAGCGGGATTCGAACCCGCGGCTCCGGCGAATGAGGCCGGCATGTTGCCGTTACACCATCCCGCTGCGGGAGCTGCGTCTTTCCTCGCACACCTACATCTGCGTGACCCGGGTGTTTGTCGCGGATTCGCTGGGCGGGATCGGAAATGGTTACAGATATGGAACGCTCTGCGTCGCGCCGACCGATTGCTCGCGCGTCAGCACGCGTCTGCCGCAGTGCCGGCACTCGCGGAGCCGGACGATCGCATTGTTCCGGGGCCGCGTGTAGACGACCCGAAAATGCCGGCAGCCGCAGCGCGGGCACTCGATGCCGCCTTTTGACGGGGCCGAGTTCATAGGCTTGTCGCCGTTCATCGCCGCGGCCTCTGGAGCGCCGATAGCCGCATCGTGGGCCGCGGCCGTGGCGCATCACCCACGAGCCCCGGCGGCGCAGCACCGCCCATCGACGCGGCTACCGCGCAGCCGACCAGGCAGTCCAGCCAGTGGTTGTCGAGGCCGTCGACGCGGAGCTTCCATTCGTCCACGGTGCGGCCGCGGCCCTCGGTCTTCACGCGGTACTCGCTGGTCAGGTGCTCGGCGAGCAGCCGGTGCTTCTCGGCCGCGCGGCCGAACAGCGACAGGCAGCCCGGGTCGCCCATCGGCACCGCCAGGCGCGCATGGACGAACGACTTCCAGTAGTTCGTATCGAATACGACGTGCCGTACGGTGCGCCGCCCGGTGATCACCGGGATGCGCCAGTTCAAACCGACGCGGTCGCCGCGCTTGCGCTTGTATTCGGCGAACGGGATGCTCGAAGCGCCGACGTAGCGGCCGTGGCTGGGCAGCAGCACTCCGGCGAACGGGCTCTGCCGGCAGAACTGGTACACGACGTCCGACGACTGGCCCCAATTCGCGTCGATCATACAGCGGTCGATGCGCACCTTGGCGCCGTCGTCTCGATGCCACTCGCGCCCGAGCTTCGCTTCCGTCAGCCGCTCCAGGCCGGCGTAGATGGCGCCCTCGATCCCGGCGCGCGGCGCTGACGCCGCCAAGGTGCGGCGCACGTCTCGCAACGTGAAATACTCCGCCTTCTGGTCCGGCTCGGTGCCGTAGTCGAGCACGGAACCCGTGAAGTCGTCCTCCCACGCCGCCACAAGCCAGAACAGCGCCTTGGCCTGCACGTCGATGAACATCGTCAAATGCGTCGCGGTCAGCGGCACCTCGCCGCGGCGCTGGCCATTCAGTTTCGCCATGATCTGGTCGGCGGTGAGCAGCTCGTCGTCGACCTGCTCTTCGGGGAGAGGCTCGTTCTGGTATTCCGCCCAAAACGCCGCCTCGCCGCGGTCGAGCTTGAGGTTCATGGCGTGCTGGACGGCGGAGAGCTCGTCGGGGTGGTGCCGTTCCGGCCACGCAATGATGGCGCCGGCATCCATTGCCTCGCGGTTGGCGCCGTAGAACTTCGTCGCGTCAGCGATCCCGCGATCGGTCTGCATGCCCAGCCGCCACAGTTCCGCATACCGCGACCACAGCCCTTCATTGGTCGGGAACGAGTAGACCATCTTCGTCCGCTCGCCCTGCCACTGCGGGTGCTTCTCGCGGTCGAGGATGCGGTCGGCCAGGTCGTCGGGTCGCACGACCGTCAGCGTCATCAATCCGGCGATCTTGCGCCCCGGGCCCGCCAAGCCGAGGATCGCTCCGGAGAGGATTCGTTCGCGCGTCATGCACTGCGACGGCGAGCGCGCCGACTCGTCGGTTTGCGGATCGTCGATGAGCACCAGTGACGGGCGGACCGACGATCCGTCGGCCCGTTTGTGCTTCATGCCACGGATGCGCCCGGTGATGCCGGCGACCTTGATGATCGCGCCGTTGGACTTCGGCGAGTGGTTCCCGAGCCACTCCAGCGGCGGCAGCGTTGGCAGCACGATCTCGCGTGCGGTCCAGCCGATGTGCGTCTGCCGGCCTTCATAGAGCTGGCCGGCCGAGCGCTGATGGATGCCCTCCAGCGCCCGCACCGGGCCGACGACCTCGGAGAAGTCGTCCTCGAGCAAATCGTTCGTCTCCAGCTCGACCTTTATGGAGTCGAGCATGCTCGCGGCGTGCTCCTCGTCGCTGCCGATCAGCGCCACGAACTCCCGGTGCCCGCACGCGAGCGCCCAGAGGCACGCAACCTCGCAGATACTGGTCTTCCCCGACCCGCGCGGCATGGCCATCGCGAACAGCCCGCCTTCGAGCACCGCCTGCTCGATCTTCGCGATCACCTTCAGGTGGTCCGGCGACCACGGCAGGTGGAACGTCTGCGGGAAGTACTGCTCACAGAAGTACCGGAAGTCGCGCTCGGCACGGGCGCGCTGCTCGGGGTTCCGCGGCGGGTGGACCCACTCGCCCGTGGTGATGTCCCGTCCCAGCAGTGCCATCTCGCGGTTGCGCTGCGCGACGCGCTCCTTGTGGGCGTCATAGCCGCTCAGCCCCGTGGGCTCTGCCCGCGGCCGGTGCCGCTCGATGACCAGCCAGGCCACATAGCGCAGCAGATCGACCGTCCGCCCGTCGCCGATGCGGAAGCCCGCGCGGCTGCGGTGCCGGTGTAGCTGCCGCTCGGAGATCACTTCACCGAGCGGAGTGCTGTTGAGCAGCCGCACGAGTTCGGTCGGCTTCAGCTTGCGCGGGTCAATCGGCACGGGACGCCATCTCCTTTACCAGCCACGCTGCGTACTGAACGACGTTGATCGTCCCGTCCGCGTTCGCCGGCGCGCCCACGGCGATGTCGGCGTGCAGCATCTCCACCGTGACCGCCTGGCCGCCCACGGCCGACAGCAGCCGAGCCGCGTCCGCCACGGGCAGCGCCGCTGGGTTCAGCTTGTTCTCCTGGCCGCCCACTACGCCGCCTCCCGGCCCACGGGCCACACGGGTCGCCACGGGCCGCATGGGGCCGCCCCGTGGCCGCCGTGGCGCGTCTGGGCCGCCCGCGGGGCGCAGTGAGCCACCCCGACGCGCCCGAGAGCGCTCTCAGCGCCGCTCTCGCCGCCGACTCGGACCTTGCGCCGAGACATGCAAGGAATTCTCGGAATCCTCGCGAAGTCGCCTTGCTTTCCGGCCGCCCGGCTGGACTCATGTGGCTGTACGCACGGGGCGTACGAAGCGGCAACCGAAGGAGAAACCGACATGGCACGACTGATTTCCAACGCCGACGAGATCGCCCGGCACCTGCAGCTCGAAGGCGACCTCTCGTCGCTCCAGCACACGGTCCGCACGGCGGCCGAACAGGTCACGCGCGAGCAGGCCTTCGCCACGCTGGTCGGCACGCTGACCGCGCTGGTCGACGTCGACCACATGGCCGCGGCCGTCGTCGTAGAGCCCGAGCGGCTGCGGGACGACTTCCCGCGCGAAGAGCTCAACCAGGCCTGCGAGCGGCTGGTCGCGGCGTTCATCGCCGCGGTCGAGCAGCGCGTACGCGCAAGAGTGCAGGCGCTGCCGGCGGGCGAGCGGGCGTGAGCGACTTGCCGCGCCGCCGAAACCCGCTGCGGCGGGTCGCCCGGGCGCGTGAGACCCGGGCCTGACGAGGCAACGCGAAGGAGACGTACATGAAGAAGAACGACGTGAAGGTCGGCGCGAGCTACG